GATAGTCCATAGGTGGCATCACCCGTTTTAGCGGGACTATTCCAATTTATCCCTACGCTGCTCCACAGGATCGGAGAGGTGGCTTGCGCCCATGTGATGGGAGCGGTCAATAGTAGTCACCAGTATTCATCACTCTAAGGGCCCCGACAAGGCGAGTGCAATAGCGCCGCTCACGGGTTACCGCTCGTGGTCACGATGCGCAGAACTGAACCTGAGTATCGATCACGATCATCAGCAAGTTGAAGGCGCTCGATTCCTTCTTTGTAAAACCGATGCCAGACTTGTAGATTCTCAGTATCCTGGATGTACGGAGCAGCTTCTAGTAACGATGCGTATAGGTAAATATCAGGCGCGTTCGTGAGCAGCCAATTATCGGCAACGCTACCTGAGAGAGCGTCAAACTTTTTGTAGTAGGCCATCTCCACAGTCATCACCGAATCCGGCGTTGGTCCCAGGAGCATCTCATCACCGATGAGGGAGTAAGTCTTCGGCCTGCCAGTTGTACTGCCACCCCAGAGTCGATCCATCATCTCCGGTGACAAATACTCGAGCGCAGTTATCGGAGTAGTATTGAGCTGAATGTTCCGCATCTCGAGATAACCAGTCGGCAATCTGAGCATACGAACACCGGCAGTGGTTGATGCCGTAGAACGCGTCTCCATAGCGCGAATTTTGAGCTCTCGCGAAATCCTAGCCTCGGCTAGTTTGATAAAGCTCGGTATTTGCGTCGTGAGGTCATCACGATCCAGCCAGTTGGCTATGTCCGTTTTGAGCTCTGTAAAACTTGACAGGGCCATGTCAGCGGGTCAGTTCAGAAATATAAACGGTGCCAGTGACGGCCACACGAATAGCGGCGATCTTTTCGCCTGGCACTATCGAAAAATAGTAAGGTTCACTTGCCTGTATGAAAGTGCCATCCGACGATGACGCTGTCGGTGACGCACCGAACGCTATATATGCGTTCTGATCAGAATGAATGAGAACGGCATGGGTATGTGTGCCTACACCATTAGTCGAAGCGGCAGATGAGGTGCCGCTGGCGACCGATTGCGTGGTTCCAAGGGGTCTGTACATGTCAAAATACCATAGGTGATGTTCGGAAATATTTAAACTCCGGTGAGTTCAGATATTTCGCGAGCAGTTTTTTGTCTTTCTTTACCGCACCATTCGTCTCGAGACACCATCGATCCCATACGTTCTGCGGGACTGACGCTGCCAGGTGCCATTCGCCCATCTTGCCAGGCGTGCGCTTGTCACCGTACTCATTGAAAAGACGCTTGTTAGCCTCGAGCACGGGTTCAACATCCTGGATCGTGTTAAGCGTAATGGTGCCGTCAGGCTCATCATGCCAGTAGGTTGTAGTTGCTGGGGTTTGATCAAAAAAACGAGTTTTCGCCATAAAAGTTTCCAAAGAAAAAGCGCCCCCGAAGGGGCGCTTTCGTGGTTACAACTTAGTGATTACGATGTGGAAAGATCAGCGAGAAATCCGCTGGATTTTTCGTTCTTCGACTTGAGGCCCCACTCAACGACGAGATGACGCTTCTCGCTGTCACCAGTCTTCGCCAAGCTTTCCTGCTTAAACGGGCGCAGGTAACAGATTGACCAGTAGTCGAAGTCCATAAACCAGCCATCGCGAGCTCGGCTGAATCGGTCGGTAATTACCTTCACGCTTCCAAAATCGGAAACATAAATATCGACCGCTGCAGTCACCGTTGCCGGTTTACCACCAGCGTCACCACGCAACGGAGCTACGCTCTGCGTGAGGGCAGAGATTGCTTGTTTATTGAAAGCACCGACGACCATTGTGTCGGGTGAACCACCATTGTCAAAGCACTCACGCAAGACTGTCTTAATGCCAGCCTCGGTGATTGCATTTGCCGTACCGCCATTGGTAGCGGTATCTGAACCATCCCCAGAACTGGCAGTGCCAGCAGAGGATGTACCCAACGTGTGATAATTAGAAGCCACCCACGCAGGTAGACCAGCGGAGACACGCTTCGTGCTCGAGCCACCAGCAACTTGGGCGACGTTGTCGCAGATCATCTTTTCCATATCGCGCTTTAATTCTTGCGCACGACGGGACATGTGATATGCAAGCTCGCCTTTGTTGTTTTTACCCGCAAAGTCCATCGCCTTGGAGGTGCCTGACACCTGTACCACCTTTTTGGCGATGCTGGTGTAATTGAACAGACGTGTAGTCTCGGTTACTGCTGTCGCAGCCGAGTCATCACCCTCAAGGTGCGTGTTAGTTGCAGCCGCGGCGAGTGCATCAGTCTGCCACTCGAACTTCGTGTGATCGCAACTTTCCCTACCCATATTTGACAGCATGGGGGTATCGGTCGGACTGATGTCATGGATGACACCCGACAAATCTTCCCGCATGCCTATCGCGCTATGAGTCAAGCGCGTATTGCTTGGAACTGCCATGAGATGTGTTTCCTATCTTATATGAAGTCCTCGAGCGCACGAGCTGCGTCACGGACGTGACCCGTTTGCTTGAGACGGTTTCTGTTTTGTTGCACACGGTCCCTTTGAGCTTTGGCCTTGGTCGTTCCTTTCCCACCACGAACCACTCGAGGCTTATTCTTCAGCTTCTTAGCTTTAGGGTCGGCCTTTTGTAGTGCGTCGTACATCATTGCCTTGTGGGCAACGATGAAGGACCGGTGATCGATTAAGCCGTCGATTTCTTCTGCCATATAACCCTGGTCCGATAAATAGGACCGCATATCACCGGCGAGCCTGGTCTGCTTCTCGGGTTCCCCCCAGTCGGGGAGTTTCTCGACAAGCTGCTCATGCTCATAGCGCATATGCTGCTGCAGTTGTTCCTGTTGTGCCTGGTGCTGGCGAGTTGCGGCTTGCTGCTGCTGTTGCTGCAACTGCTGCACTTTCTCTTTGGCGTCAGCAAACTCCTGCTTTTTGGTTATGTACTCGAGAGGGTCTTCGGCTTTCAAACGCTCCCAGTCAACATTGAATTTGTCTAGGTTGGCGTTCTCAATGACCTGCGTTAAAGAGTCCATGTACTGCTGGCGCTCTTGCTGAATCTGCTGGATTTCGGCCTGATGCTGTTGCGTCAGGGTATCGATATCCTTTTGTTGTTCAGACAGAGCTTGGGTTTTGCGGGTGTAATCTGACTGCCGAGAATATGACTTGAGCAGCTCCTCGAGATTTACCTCGAGTTCTTCTCCGTCCACCCTTACTTGGTAAAGGGGGTCGCTGTCTTCCTCGTCACCCGCTGACTCTTCCTCGGGCTCGTCGTCGTCGGTGTCCTCTTGGGGATCGTCTTCGACTAACTCTTCGGTTTCGTCTTCAGAATCCGCCTGGGAATCTTCGTCTGGAATCTCATCCGTGGACTCTAATTCTTCGGTCGGTTCGGCTTCGGTCGGTTCGGGTTGCTCTTCGAGAGAGTCCAAAAGACCAACCAATGCCTGTTCTGCCTGTTTCAACGAACCAGGCGCTGGTACATCTACTGCCTGGACGGGTGCTGCTTGCGTGTCCGCCATGTTTTAAACTCCATGAAAAAAGCCGCCCGAAGACGGCCGCCCCACAATCCTTGTGGGCTAGTTTCGATTTAAGCTCAGTTGTATCGAGCTTCCCCTTTTTCTGCCTTCTTAAATTCTCCGGTCGTGACAACGTTCTCGAAGTAAATACGAAGGCGCGAAAGAAGTTTTAGCGAAATGTAAGCGGTCTCCCTGGCGCTAGCATCGCTTGAATCTGAATGTTCCCATGCCGAAAGAATCTCACCGCGAATAGCCTCGAATGCCTCGTCGAGCATGTAATCCTCGAGGAGGGTTTTTGCGTGATCACCGCGTTGTTCTTCAGTTGTCATTTTTAACGACCTCTTGGGGGATAAGCGGAGCGATCCCTCCATTTGGGTTTGTTTGATTTTTTCAAACTCATTTTCAAAAAGGCTTCTACGTCTTCATCAGTCATTGCACCTTTAATACCCATTAAATCAGCTATTTTCTTTTCTCGATCCGTCATTACACCTTTTGTTTTCTTTGGCATTATGTGTCTCCGATTGCTACTGGCCGATGTTGTTCAGCTTCAAGTTTCAGCTCTGCGGCCTTTAGCTGTAACTCCTGTTCACTCTGCGCTGCCTCGAGCTGCAACTTTTGCTGCTTGATCTGCGTCTCGGCGATCTTGACCTCGAGCTCGCCCTGCTTGAGCAACATCTCCTGTTGCGCCATCTGCTCTTGTGTGCCTGGACCTTGTTGCTGCTGTTGTTTACTCGGGTCCGTCAAGAACGACTCAACGTCCTTAAAGCCCATGTTCTTTATGAGCTCGGCGCCCAGGTTGTACAGGTTCTGTTCGTTAACGATCGACAGACCACCAGACATCGCCTGTGAGGCAAACTGCATCAACTGCGACAGGTGCAACAACTGCTGATCTCGATTGCCGTGACCAAGGCCAACAGCTACGACGCAATCCATCTTGTCCTTCCACATATCGGGGCGCACGGGCAGCCACTTATTACGCAACTGAATGACACGCTCTTTGTCCTGGTGCTTTTGCACTAACTCATAAACTGCGTACATCAGGTCTTTGACACCAGTCTCGGCGAACTGGCGAGCTATGAGCTCAACACGCTGCGCTGCCGCTGTCATCACCTGCGCGACTTGAGTTGCGGACGTATGCGACGTGAGTGCGTTCTCATCGAGACCTTGAGACATGCGAGCGATGCCGCTGCGCTCTTCTCGTATCTGATCCATGTACTGCAACATGTCGAACACGTAAGGCTGCAGCGGTGGTGTCGGCAAAGGCGTAACCGCACCAGGCGCTCGAGTGCGTACTATGCCGCCTGGGCGGCTGGTGACAAGATCATCAAGATTGACTTGGCCCTCGACTACCATCATACGACCGCTATTCTGCAGGTAGGCTGAGTCGAGGAGGTTTCGCATCAGCGTTGTTTTTATGAGCTGAATATCGCCGACCTGGTCGGCAACCGACATGCCAAATAATCGATGCGGTATCTTGATCGGCGTTATTGAGCAGAACGGGAAACGGTCTATTGGTTCGTTCTCTAGAATCTGATCACCAACACTAAGTACGCGACGTTTCTCGGCGATGCCGTCACCGTCGTAGTCGGTTCTCAGGTAGCTCTCGTATAGCCAGAATTCTTTTAAAGCCTCTTCGGAAGTGCCATCGAATCCGTAGGGACTGGATTGATCAAATTCGTAACGACTGCTTCGCTCAGCACTAAAGGCAGCAATATCACCAGCAGCATTACCCAGGCGCTCGGGGTCAACGTCGTAACCCAGCTCGCGCATGTCCGTGAGCGTCTTGCGCACTCGGTGACAGACGAACCTGGCGTCCGCGATGGACTTGGCGTCTCGGTCAATGAGGAACTCATCGGGTGGTACGTTTTCAATTTTAACCCTGCCCTTTTTCTCATGCCTAGTAATCGCTAAATCATGGGTTAACTGCGGCAACTCCAGCAGCATTCCCGTATGGTCCATGACCGGCTCGCTTTCTTTCTCGGTGTGCTCGAGGACTTCGACCTCATCATCGGCCAGGAGCTTATCGAATTCCATCTCATCCAGGTCGTGGTACTCCTCGCGATCCTGGGGGTCGCTATCGTCCCACCAGACTTTGACTATGCCGAGCTTTTGAAGGAGCGCGTCAGTGACCCAAGTGGTGAAGATGTCGAACCAGTTATTGTCTCGCGTGAGGATGAAATTCACATAAGCCGTTGCCTGTTCCGCGTAGGGAATGTCGGTCTCTTCTTCCGGGTGAAACTTAACGATCTGATCAGTGCTGGCGAAGATGCGTACCAGCGAAGGCTTGATCCACTCGATCACGTCCTGAGTGTCAGTGGTGCAGACCTGGCTACGACCTTCGATCTCGTTACCGTATGGCAGACCCCAGTAGCGGTCCATCGCTTCGCGACGTTGGTCGGACAGCTCGTCGTCGTTCCCAAGAGCGACCGTGACCTCTTGTCCGATTCTCGCTAGTAGTTCTTCGTCAGTTGGTTTTTTTGCCATAGTCCGTCCTTGGACATTTCGGTGTTAGGCATAAGCCAGGAATGGTTTTCTGTTGTTCA